GAGACGAGATCAATAAAACTATCCCGGTTTGGAGTTTCACAGATTCGTGAGACTTTGACCAGCGCCATGCAGATACAGACGTCCAGCGGGTCAATTTCCCTTCCGAAATAGCTAGACCATAACTCAGAGATTCGCTTGATATTGACTGCGGGATGTCCGTATTCAAATCCTCGCTCATCAATAATGTCTTTTGCATCATTGAGAATTGCCTTGGCGGTGAACTGTTTTTGCCCTATTCCATCCATGTACGTAGCCCTTCTTATAGTATTTTTCCTTAAGATTTTCCAACCAAACATAAGCTAATGACACAATGATCAATAGCCCAAACATGACATAAACAATTTGTTCTGCTGTCAGGTTATGTTTCATGTTGCCCCTTTCGTTAAGACCAACGGTAGGGCAAAACAAAACACGCCGACATTTGAGTATCGGCGTGTCGTATAACGTTTTGGTAACGGTCTAGCCGTAGCGTTTTCCTTCGACAATGAAGCTGCCATCCTTTTCGATAGGAATAGCCACGGGCTGCACACGCTTACGGTCAATATAGATAAGCCCAAAGCCTTTCTGCCAGTTCATCGTACCTTTAGTGTAATACGCCTGACGCTCATCCATCAAGTGTCCAACCTCGAAACCCGTCAGAATACTTCTTAAAACACCCCCAGAAGCCGTTGAGAAGGACGAAATCCCCTGCCTATGGGTATGACCACACACCACCGACAATCCATGCCTCTTAGCGGCTTCTAGGGCTGTTAAACCCCCATGCGGCTTAGTGCTTTGTTCGTCTCCATGTACCATGACCCAATTCTCGTGGAACTGATAGGGCTTGTGATGATAGGTAATGCCTAGTTCATCAAGCCGTAGAAACCGCTCAATGGTCAATTCTGGCAACCCGATAAGACCGGGTAGACGCTTGCTTAATGAGTTGTAGAGTCTTGCGCTGTGGTTGGATCGACTAAGATGTTGAACTTGCAATTCGGATAAGACTTCGACAGTTGCATCACGGTCTCTGCCAATACTGCCAGACCACTCATCCCGTCCGGTGCTGAAACGGCTGATGGTCTGGAAATCGATTTCATCGCCCACGCATAAAACGTCATCAGGCTTGTATTTTCTGATGAACTGGGCGACATTCTTTACTGCTTTCTTATCATGGAACGGGACTTGTAAATCGGATATAACTACGATTCGCTTAATCGTCATCATCCTCATCTTCGTATTGGTGATCAGGATTTTCAACCTGCCAATCAGGTAGGGCAGGTCTATGGAATGTGCTAGTTATGTAATCCATTGCTTGCTCAGAGCTAAAGCCTTGACGAGTAAGTGCAAGATAAGCCTCATGGACTTCAATCGCCCACACGTCAATCGCAGTAAGCGGCTCACGTTTATCTCGTTTAGCCCTAGCCGCTTTAGCGCGGCGAAGGTTAGCGAGTTCTCTTTTTGATAGTTTTCTTGCGGTCATTGGTTAGCAACTCCAGCACCATAGATTCCAGCTTTTCAATGCGCGCAACAATGTCCGATGATTGCAACATTGCTGGTACTTCATGGCGGATAATGTAGCGCACGCCACCGATAAGGATGGCAGTTATGCTAAGACACGCCAGAACAAATGCTGCCCAGTCTGTGGGGTTCATCGCCGTCCGAAAGCGGTGTCGTTAGGGTTTAGCCACCGCAGGATGACTGGCAGACTCGCGACCAGAGCCGCATTGACAATTGCAGGTACATCCCAACCCACCGCTAGGTAGGTTGCTATTCCTGCTGCTAGAAAGGATCTTGCCCAGCTTGCGGCTACTGCCTTTGCTTGTTCCATTGATGGGTTCTCCTGTCAATAAAGGGATTCTGAACATGCTGCCATCATGATCGCCCTTGGCAGTAAAGCTGATATGAAAATGTCCGCGGTGCGGATTTGCGCCTTTGTACTTTCTAAACTTGTAATTGCCGCGCCAGCTTGCAATCTTGCCATCAAAGATTATGTAAGAAATTCGTTTATCAGTTCTGGCAAGTAATCGAAGCTGATCAACAAGGTCGTGTATTTCATGTTTGCTGGATCCAAGATCAGCGTTAAAGTCGTAGGCGCGTACAATGCCAGAAGTAGGCTGTGGGTTATGGTCACTAACTCTCGCGGCATGGCGAGCATCGGCGAGCCAACCTTCAGGCGTAGCTCTATTTCTATCGGGGAACGCATCGTCAATCTGCTCGCGTAACTGTTGCCCCGCTTTGCACAGTTTAGCCATTTAACCCTAATGCAACTTTCAAATCATCAACATTCAAACCTACAAAAGCCAATTTATCGGCAATAGTCGGCTCTGAGGGAATAATGTTGCCGTTGTGATTACCTACAATTTCAGCAGCCAATTCATCGTTATCAGTTTCAAAACCAATAGTACCGTTGGCAAAGTCAATAATTTGTTCAACAACAATTCCGACTGCTGCTAATTCTTCCATCAGTTCAGCACCATTAAGATTTTCAGGTTTAGTAAAAGTTTTCACGTTATGCTCCTAGATAGACGCAGCCGAATACGGTGTCAGTTCCGCTATTCCAGTTCAAATTGCCACCGCTGTTCTGATAAAACTGGATTTCAACATAATCGGTAGCGACAAGTTCACAAATTGTGCTGGCGGTTCCGCCATTATAGCCAGTCGTAGGTTGTGGCACTTGTAAGGTACTAGCATTTAAGTTAGTAGAACCATTTTTGATTAAATCAATACCGCGATAACCAGTTGCATTGTTCCCAAGATTCCAAGTCCAATGGAATAGATACTTGCCACCCTTGCCAGTAGGAATTGTGATGCGACTAGTATTGGATGATGTGCTATGAAAACCGTCCGTATCGTATGATTCGGTATCCCAAGTTATGAAGGTGTTCGTTGCATTAGAAATACTTTGCGCGGAAGATTTTGTAAGTCTGCAACCAACAAAACCTGCTGCTCCAGCGGTTGCCCATTTTACTTTATATGGACTCACCGTTGTGTCGGCAGTAAGCACTTGACCGGTTGTGCCGATTGGTAAATTATCAAATGTTCCTGATCCAGTTCCGACAATAATATCGCCAGCAGCGGTGATTTCCGTTGCCATAGAGTTTGTGATTGTTACTGTTCCTGATGTACCGCCGCCGCTAATTCCGGTGCCAGCGGTTACGCCTGTAATATCGCCAGAATTTCCAATTCCGACCCATGCCGAACCATCATAAACTTCTGTTGCATTAGTATCTTTAAGATAAGAAACCATGCCTTCGGCAATAACACCAGTCAATGCTGTTGTGCGAGCAGTCGCATCTGCAAAAACCATGACGACTTGCTCTTGTAAATACGTATTAACCTGAGCTGCCGTAAGCACGTCACCCGTGTTAAATAACTTATAACCTGCGCCTGCCATGTGTCTCCTTAGTAGCTGAGGACGTCCTCGCCTAGTATACCGCTGATTGCGCTATCTAACACGAAACCAGCCAATAAAGGCTCAGAGGTGAATAGGGTTGTGTTCCAAGATGACTTGGTAATATCGTGGTGAATAGCGTTAACAAGGCTTGGCTGTGTCACGCTGGTAGATCCGGGCATGGTCTTGGTGACCGTGATGCCGTCTAATAGTTCAATGTCTACGCCTGCTTTAGGCTTGTTTGGGTTAGCATCATCGTAAAGATTAAGCTGGATGCTATCGATGCGAATCTCAGGATCTTTGCGTGTGGCTAGGATGCCTTTAGCCTGATTAAGGGCTTCAGCATCGGTTTGGACAAGGATGCCGTCACGCTTGCCTGAGTGCAAGAAATAGGTGTCAATGCTTGACTGGTCAAAGACATTCTGAGCCGTACCGCCTGAGCGTGTGACCGTGACGTCATTGATGAGGTTTGTGTCGTCATAGGCAACCACAGCATTTGTGTATGAGATGTCGCTGCCTGTATCGGTAAATGTGTAGATGGACGTGGCAGGATTGCTAATAAGGTTGTTGCGGCTAATGAAGCGCACCTGAGACTCAGCGTCAATAAAGAGACCGCCAAACTCGCTATTCTCAACCGTCTGTAATGCCTCTAAAACGTTTCTAGCGGTGCCGAGATCGGCTTGAAGGGTAGAATCCCCAGCGTCCACTTCCCGAAGGCTTACAGGCCATTCTACGGCGTCTAAAAGGGCATTAACGCGAGCACCTGAGAGTTGCCCTGCGCCTGCACCTGCTACGGTGCTAATTGCTGACCCTGCTAGCAATTTGAACGCATCGATGCACTTAAGGGTTACAGAGCTAACATCCTCGTTGCCCTGTCTGAAACCTGTGTCATAGTCTGTGATGTAGCCTGAAAACAGGTAATAGTCAACGCCTAGGTATGTTGCATAAATAATGATTTGACGCAAAGGCTTAAGGTTAGGGTAATACGCACCTGCCGTATTAAGCGGATTCCAGTCACCATTTTGATCGTAAAGCATGACGTCTGCACTACCAAACTCAAACTTGCTTGTGATGCGATTGCGTCCACGTCTAATGGCTACTCGATAAACAAGGTCAGTAATCTCAACAGGTAGGGTGCCTGAGCCTAAACGGTTTGTACCTAGTATGCCTTCTGTTGCAGACCCAAGAATTAGCGGATCAGTCTCAAAGGCTGTGTCGCTATCAAAGTCAACAAAGACGCGCAGGGTAGGTGCTGGCATTAGATGGCAATTGGGCTAAGGAACAAGCCTTGCCCGGCTTTCTGGTATTGGTATAAGTTATCGAGAATGGCTGAGGTTAAATCTGATTCGCTTGTGACATTGCCTTCAACCGTGACGTTAACCGTGACGGATGGATTGCCACCTGATTCGGCAAGCAATAAGTCTGCTAGGGCTAACTCAGATTCGGCTAATGACAAGATAGCGTCTGCATGTGCTTCCACAGCAGGGGTAATAATTGGATCTCCAGCCAAGTAACCCGCAATGGCAGCATCGCTGAGCACAGAACTTGATGATGCGTTTCCAGTCATTGTCTGTTGTCCAGCAAGAGCGCCATTGATGTAGACATTGTTTGCGTCAACGTCCATGCGGTCAAGCGTGGTGACGGTCATAGACTTTTGATCTAGCTTCAAACCCTTTTCAGCAAACAAAGTCTCAATGGGTACGTTGATTTTCAACTGCTTCAACAACTCTTGTATACGTGCGATAGTGCCCGGCCAGTCAGCAAACGGATCTCCAACCATTTCATCAAGGCTGTCAAGAAGGTTAGCCAATTCCATTGAAGCAGATTGCGCTTTGATTAGTTGACCCTCAAGGATGATGGCACGCTTAACGTCCTCATCTAGTAATGCTTGCATCAATTGTAGGCGTAGGCGTTCTTCTTCGTTGACTGCTCTGCCTAGCGCGGCGGCAATGCCAATGCGCTCAAGATCAAAACGTTTGGCAATTTCGCCTAGGATTCCTTCTTCTTTTTTCTTTTTGTTCAATGCTTCTTGTGACTTAACTTGTTTCCTTGTCAATGCTAGTAACTCTTTAGCACGCTTGGCTGCATCCGCTTCTGCTTTAGCACGTGCCTTGTCAATTTTGACCTGCGCATCGGTTGAACCGCTTATGGTCATAGGTGTTCTAAACGGTGCGGGCTTTGGCTTGCCTAATGATGCAAACGCTCCAAACAGATTGCCTTCACGTAGGAACGCAGTTCCAAACTCACGCACCATTGGGAAATAACTGCTGAGATTTCTGAACGTAGCAACTAGTCGAGCAACGCCTCTGGTTGTGTCTGCAACGGCATCGCCAAAGCTATCCATTGCGGTAACTCCACCGCCAATTCCATTATTACCTGAAAGAATCTGGAACGCATCAACCAAACCTTTGCCGATAGTTTCCTGCATGTTGGCATAAGCAACATTCAGCATTGCTACCTTGCCAGCATAGGTGTCTAAATAGGCTGCATTTTGTCCAGCAAATTGTTTAGCCAGTAACGTTTGGACGTCTGCAAACGCTGTGGTTTGCAATTCTGCACGTGATAAGCCGATGTTGTATTTGGCAAGGCTTCGCGTATTTCCTACGTATGCTTTGCTTAAATCGCCTGCAACGCTGACAACATCAACACCTGATCCTGCTGCTACGTCTAACGCCAAACCTAAAAGTTCTTGTGCTTTTGTAACGGATCCTGTTGTGGTCAATAATGATTGAAACGCAGGTCGCAACGAGTCATCAAGCACACCGCTTGCGGCTTCCATGTCTGCAATAAACTGTGTAACACGTGCATCTTCGAACGCTAGCCCTAGGTTGCCTAGGCTTTGGCTTAATCGTTTAGCGGCTAGTTCATCTTCACCAAATGCCTTAACAGCAGCCTTGCCAAACTGATAAACCTCGCGCACAGATAAAACACCGACAAGGGTTTTGCCTAATTGCTTGAGATTGTGGTTGAGCGTGCCCGTTGCCTTCTCAGCTTGCTTGAAGCCTTTATCCTTGAACTCTGAGGCTATATCAATGCGAATGTTAGACATTAGGCAGCCTTTCTAACTGTGGCGCGCTCCTTAAATAATCTTGACGCTTTGTCAATGGCACGAAACACGCCATCTAGGGCTTTGCCTTCGTTTTCTGCATAAGCAGCAAACAGGATACGACCTGTTGACTTTTGGCGACCATCGTGCGACTTCATTGCGCCAATGCCGTTCATGCCTGCAATAAATCTTGCCCCTGCTTGTGGATTGTTGCTTTCGCTTCGAGAGCTGCCACTTGCACCGCTGAGTCTGCCTGCTGTTTCGGCAATAGCACCGCTAGCAGACTTATTGAGCAATGAGTAAAGGCTAGAGAAACCTGACTGATTACGCTTGCCACGACCTAGTGAATAGGTCAAACCACGGCGTATAACACGAGCGTTGTATTTAGGAAATGCACGTGCGCGTGATGTACGGCTTGCAGATTCGACACCTTTATCTTGCCAGTTGTAAAGACCGCCGGGAGATTGGCTTAGAACTTTTGCTTTCGCGGCGTTTGTTACTTCCTTCAATGCCACGCGGATCTCATCGTCCATTTGCTTGCGAAGGTCAGGCGCAAACTTCTTCAAAGCCTTCTTAAGCTCTGGTACGCCTTCGACCACGACTGGCATTTTCCCTGTCTTTCGCTTGTTGCTTTAGAACCTCATAAAAGGCTCTTAGCAAATCTGAATCCATGTTAATAAACTCGCTAGGCGCGATCCCTGTATGAACGCTCAACTGAGCGATCTTATAGGTAAAGGAATCGCGCGTTAGCCATTTGGGGAATCGCCTGCTACCACGTCCACCGCAGCTAGTGTGTCCAGAAACGCTGCACCAAATGGTTTGACGTCTGGAGCATCTGCGCGGCGCAGACATTCCCAAGCTAGCCAATAAATATGCTCTTGCTTTTCATCTTCTCTAAAAGCCTTGTGAAAGCCTTTACGGAATTGCTGCTCAAAAGCATATTCCACAGATGGCGTAATTGAGTGTTCACTCTTTGTGCCATCAGCCCTTGTGATTATTAACTTAGCCATGCCCATTTACTCCTTGTTTAGAATGTGCCTGAATCTGAGATTGTAACAGCAGAGTTTACTGTGAAAGTAATGTCTTGTGTTCCAATATCGCCAACAGCACCGTTAATTGGTGTGAGGTTGTTGACCAAGATGTCAAAGGTGTAAAGCGGATTGGTTGCACCAACCGCAGTAGCCTTTTCCTGCAACATCTTTACTGCAACGGTGGTACCGAACGCTGCGCGTAGGGTTGCCATTACGTTTGATGCTGCGGTGTCGTTTAGGAACGATACGGTGAGAGTTGCGCTCTCTAGTCCCTTGACAAACTTGTGTGCGGTGTCACCCATTGCGGTGACTTCGAGTTCATCTGCTACCTGATTAAGGGTAACGCTGGTCACGTGGTCGCTTAGATCAACGGCGTTAATCTTCAGACCAACTTTGTTATTTAAGAAAACAGCCATTGACTATTCCTCATCTTTCTTGGCGGTTGGTTTTGCTTCTGCTTTCGCGACTGGCTCTACTTGACCGATTTTGATCAGAAAAGCCTCGCGCTCTTTGTCTACTTCAGCCATTTTAGCTCCAATCTGAGAGAACGCTGATAGATACTTCACCGGATAGAAGATCGCCTGCTATACCGGTCAAGACTGCTGGTGCACTAAACGTGCCTATTGTATAAGCGAGCGTAGACGCTTCCAACTTATTTACAATGTTTAGATAATAATCTTCAATGTTTATCAAATTGCCTTGGTTATCAAACATAGGCGCAAGCACAATGAGCTTGAAATTGACCTTTGGCTTCACCGTTGCGTAATGGTCATTACTTGGTTCAATGTATGGGTCGCCTGGTTGCACAACAATGCTTTTAGCTAAAGGCGTGGCAGGTGGGAAGGAAAACACCTGCCACGCCGTGTCATCAACTAGCGCAGCCGCGATTGTCCCACGTAGGGTAGAGATTGCTGACATTACCCGACCTGACCGCCCGGAGCTAGATGATCCGCAAGTAGCCCACGAACGCGAGCCATAAGCGTGTTACCCATGCGATATGGTGATGGTTGAAAATCTGGTGAAATGCCGCCAGCGTTAGAAGCTTCGCGCGCCTGCCAAATATCCACAGCAATCATGAGCGTTGCTTGATTGACTTCTGGAAGCGTGGCGTAATCGACCGCTTGAGCCGCAAATATACGACCGTACGGGATAACTTGATGATAAGGCTCAGTCACAGACTGATTAAGATTAAAGGTCACAGAATGACCATTGACGGCTGTTAAAGTCTTTGAGCCGTTGAAATGTTGTCTTACGTTTTCAATCGTGACAGTTTGTCCCACGTAGAACTGGTCAGCGGTTGTAGGCAGAAATACCTTGCCGTATGTTCCAAATCCTTCTAAAGCCACAACAGGTTGATTGTTAAACCATAATTTTTCTTTGACAATATTTTCCGCAGCTTGGCAAACTTCTTCAACAACGGCAGACGTGTACAAAGCACCTATCCCAAGTGCGCTGCGTAATTCGGCTTCGGTCACGTATGTTGCCGGCATTGTCTTTCCTTTCCTATGTTAGCCCCGGCGCAAGGGCTGTGCGCCGGGGTAACTCAAACGATCTAGTTAGTTAGATCAGGACTTGTTAAACCAGTTAACACCGGCGGCAACCTTAGTTGCCAAAGCGCCAAAGCCATAGTAGCCGAGATCGACTGTTCCATCGCTGTTGACGTTGGTGCGAAGCTGGAAGCGTGGTGATTCATACCATGTGTAGGAATCAGGATTGACAACTGCCATTGAGTAATCAGCAGTTCCGTCTCCACCTGTACCAGTAAAGTTACGTGATACGTAAAGGTCAAGACCTGCAACGGTTCCACGAAGGCTTTGTGGGTTAACTGATCCACCTGCGTTTTGTGGGTTTGCTGCATTGTAGATTGGGCGACCTGAATCGTTGTAGCTCATGATGTTAGCCCATTGTTCTGGGGTAACGAGAAGGTTGCGAGCAAACCCAAGTGATGCTGTGTATACAGCGGCAGCACCAGATGCAAGATACTCAAGCAAGCCAGTTGCGCTGTTTGCCTTTGCAGTTGCGTTAAGTGTTCCTGCTGCTTGGATTGCAGTTGCTACGTAAGAATCTGTTTCCTTAGCGTATGCGAACTCCATTTGACGAACAAGTTCATCAAAGAATGTTGGCGATGAGCGCTCAATGAGTTCTACGGTTGTGATTGAACGTCCCTTAAATGGCTTGACGTTCACGGTGATGTAAGAAGCTGTAAGCTGTGTATCAGCAATAGCTTGATCTTCATCAATCTGGTCAACAGTTGGGACAGCGGTGATCTTTGGAATTTCAAAGGTCATACCTGCATCTGGCAAAGTGCCGCGTGAGATTGCATCGATTACTCCACGATCAGCGTTTGAAAGAGGGTTTACAACCTCTGTGAGCTGACGGGTAGGAATCATGCCCGGTGCTGTTGTTGTTTCGTTGTCTGCTGCACGAACGTACATTGCAGCATCTTCGTCACCAAGGAACTTCGCGCGTAGAGTGTTTTCAAGGTACTTAGCCTTTGTAAACTCTAGGCGTGGCTTGGTGTAAATCGGTGCGCTAACAGTTGGGCGAGCAGCCTCTACCGCAGGGGTTTCGACCACAGGCTCAACGGTTGCGGTGTCTGGAGTATTCTCCACGACTGCCTCGCTTTCGTTTTGGGTTGTTGTTTCTTTTGCTTCATCTTCTTCCGATGCAGCAACGCTCAACACTTCCGCGCTCTTAAACGCGGCAGCTTGAACAAGACTCGTTTCCATCATTTTGCTTGCAAGCACGCGATAGACTTCGCCATCACGCTTGCCATCAACAACTTCTACACCAACAGACAATCCGCTGCGTAGTTGCTCAGATGCTTCAATAAGTGCATCATTTCCACGTGTTGTATTTGAAACTTTGAACGTGGCATAAATGCCATCTTCTTTTTCAGTAAAACTTACAAGGCGACCAATAGGTTTCTTTGGATCGTGCTCAAGTAATAGTTTTGGCTTAGGGCTATCAGGAATCTCGATAGATCCCTTTTCAAATACCACTTTGCCGGCGGATGTATGTCCAATCTCGCCGCCGAATGGCACGATTTTGCCTGAGATAGTGCGCTCACTAATTGAGCACTCAATATCGCTAGAGAATGTTAGGTGCATCTGATTCGTTTCCGTTCGGTGATAGGTTTTCCATTTCCATTGCATCTTCAACGGAAATCAAACCTAGGGTTAGCATCTTTTCAATAACCATCAAACGCTCAAGGGCATTGACAGCCAAGAAAGCATCTTCAACATCAAACTTGACAATGTTGCCACGTGCTGTGATGTCATCCATGCTCAAACGATCTTCGATAGCGTGGATATACGGCGCAAGAGATAGCGAAACAAACTGGCGGCGTTCATCTTGGACGTTTGCATAAGTCATGCTGTTGTTCATGTCCGCGCTGATGTAATACGCGGGAACGTTCATCAAACGTGCAACTTGCGTTGACATGTTTTGAATTAAGTCAACATAACCCATGTCTTTAGGGCTAAAGGATGTCGGCACGTAATCTAACGTGCTTGTTAAGTAAGCTGTTGAACGCTGTGTTCGCGCCGACTTCCATGCAGCGAGGATTGCATCTACTTCTTCCTTGCTAAGATCCGCGCCTGAGTTTTTGATAACACCTGAAGGCATCGGTGTACTTGTTGCTACCGCAGTAGCTTTGTCAAGATCGATTGCTGCGCGCAATGTGCGTGCGCCGCGAGCTAAAACGCCTTCATCTAATCCTTGAAATGTAATAAGCGAGCCAAGACCGCTATTAGGTACTTGCTTGCCATCTACGTAATAACGTGTGATGTATTCGCTAACAGGATCAGTATCAAATGACACACGACCCGGTGCAATCCATTCAAAACGTGCAGGGCGACCATCATCAAAATAAACTTCAGTCACGCGCCAGTATGCAACGCCATAAAACAACAATGAGTCAACAGTCCATGCAAGAGTAACGCTGCGTGGTTGTGCTGCTGCTGGTTGGTCAATCCAAATTGGCTTGCCAAGTTTTTCACCGGTAGATTTCTTGTAAAGCTCTAGCGGAAATGTTGCGATAGTGCCAGCAATTAAGTTACGGCATCGAGCAACAGCAGGAACGCTGATAGCTTCTTCACGACCAACAGCGGTGACAGCGATTGGAAGAAAATAGTTAAATGAATCCGTCATCAATGGCGGATTTAGTTGCGCCTCAATTTTCGTAGGGCGGAAACGATC